GTCCTGGCTGGAGAGTTTCAGTCCCTTGGCCTGGGTACTAGAAGCCACAATGCGGCCGACAACACGGCCAACAGCAACGTTAAAACCGTCGTCGTCCCGCCGCCCTCGGCCCCCCGCCAACTTACGTTGGCGCGGAGCCTTGGCGGCAGCGCGTCGGCGTCCTCGCTTTCCATTCTTCTTGTGCCTTGAATTCTTATTCTTTGTCATCTTATGTGAACTCTTACTATTCGTATTGGATGCGCCATAGCTAGCGGACTGTTCATCCAGTGACAACGCTGTGGGAGCTCCGTGCAGTCTCTCGGCGTTCTGTTTAGCACGAAAATTTTACGACAATGTCAACGTTTTGGGCAATTACATCACTGGACCCAATGGGAGGTGGAAGCAGGTGGTCGTAGGAACCCACCCACCCCGACGCGGCTCGCGCCACGCCATCACGCTACTCCTATAACGTGACTCTAGAGCTGTCTGCATGTCGGGTGTCATACCGAACGCGAGGTAGAATGACAATCTCGTAGCGGGGGAGGGAGCGTGTATCTTGGCCCCCATCCCGATGTTCAGACGCGTAAACGCGTTCTCACCGCCAAAGACGTCCACAAGGCTGGTCTGCCCAGCGCGCGGGGCACCTCTGCCCACGTACTGGTAAAACTCGCTCATGACGGGCATGTCTCCACACAGCGCCAGACCACCATCACTAATGGCTCGGCGCAGCATGTCGTAGCCGCCACGGGTCGCAACGAGATCGCTCTTAAACGTGCCGAGGTCCTTGGACCGCGCCACATCCTCGTTTCTGACCATCTTGTAGCCTTCAGCCCCGAGCACGGGGTGCATCTGGCAGAACTCAATCTGCTCTAGCACCTCGACCGGAGCCTCAACTTCCATCTCGAATCCCATCTCGAGGAACCACTTATCAACGGCTGACGAAAACCGCTTCAAGTCACTCCTCTCAATTATTACCACACAGTCATCTCCGTTGTTGGCCAACGCGTACCGCGAGGTGTTCAGCCCCACGTGTTCACAGTACGCATAGATTAACAGGCACATCAGTGCGCAGTTTCCCATCCCGGTGTTCATATCTCCACTCATCCGGCATCCGCTCACGCGGTACCGGACGGTGCCATCCGGCGATCTCACAAACCCGAAGTTGTCCAGCTGCCAGCTCAGCAGCTGGGCAAACTCCTTGCTTGGTAGTATTCCCAGATAGACGGAGTGCTCAAATTCCAGAGCAGCCCGCGAGACATGTTGG